CAATCCAAATAATTCTGTGGGCATTTTAAATAATTGAATATAATCTCTATTCATGTTATTTCTCATACCAGGTAAAATTGAATAAGCTTCTGCAACACAATAAACATGTAATCTTTGGAAAAAATATAAATAAGAGATATTACAACCCATTCTCATGCACTCACTTACTCTAGACAAAGCAGCATCCATATCTGTTCTATAACCTATACATGGTAAACTTGTATTTACTTCTTTTGTTTTTTTTATTTGTGGATAAAGCATTACACCATTAAAAGACATCAATGAAACAAATTCCATAAATGTGCTTTGACAACTTGTTTTTCTATCACTATCATTGTAACCATGTAATCTCATCATTATTTTTTGTAAAACTCTAAATCTAATGAAATCCTCTTCAATGGTGTAAAGTATTATCAAAACATAATCATCTGAGTGTTCCATGTGAAATAATTCCAAGTCTGAATTTGGATACATTTTTTTCCATATTCTTATACTATAGTTTGAACAACAAACAGCCTTAAATGAAGAAGAATAATTAAACATTCCTTGTAGAAAATTCTGGGTGCTATTCATTTGACCCGTTTTGAAATCTATATGTTTTGTGATATGATCTTTTTCCAAATTATCATAATATTTATTCATTATTTCAGTGGGAACTTGTATTTTTTTATTTGCCCATTTTGCATAACATAATTGCATCATTAAATATAATTTTTCTGGTATTTTATTTTTCAATGCAGTAGTCATACTTGCAAAAGAAATCATTGTTTCAGCAGCAGACCATTTTGTACAATCACCATTAACAAATCTTATTTTCTGACCTGGTTTAAGATATTTATATGCTTTATCTATTGTATTTTGCATTTTTAAAAGTTTTTTATCACCTGGCACAGAAATCATTTCATGTTCAGACTTCTTACATATTTCTTTATATGTGTTTTCCATTATTCTTGCAATACCTTTGGCACCTATATTTACAACATAAAATTCTCTTTTAGACCCGTATTGAGCCTTTATACATATGTCTGCAACAACTGTTTCTTTTCTTTTTATTGATCTAACAGCTAAATCGATAACTCTTTCAATTTTGTCAT